CGTCGATGATGTAGACCTTGTGCCGGTCCTCCCCCGACGGGGCGTACATCGCGCGCTCGCGCAGGTCGCGAGCGCTGTCCACGCTCCGATTCGACGCGGCGTCGATCTCGACGACGTCGATCGAGGCCCCGCCGCCCCAGATCCGCTGGCAGGACGGGCACTCGCCGCAGGGCTCCCGGTCGTCGCGCCGCCGCTCGCAGTTGAGGGCCATCGCGAGCACGCGCGCCAGTGTGGTCTTCCCGGTGCCGCGCGGGCCGCAGAACAGGTACGCCTGACCGAGGCGATCGGACGCGATGGCGTTCCGTAGTGTGGTGGCCACGTGCGACTGGACCGCCACCTCGGCGAAACGACGCGGACGGTACTTACGGGCGAGCGCCAGGGACATACCGGAAGATAGCCCCGGGACGGGGGGGTCGGAACGACTCGCGCGGGGAGCCCTCCGGCGATGCCGGCGACTCTCCCGCGCGAGTGCCCCAGGCCTGACGGAGCGACGGCGGACACCACGTACCGTTGCTGCCTTTCGGCCCTGGCGGAGTTGGCGGGCTGACGCCCTCCGGGACCTGGGACATGCGGAGGATAACCACCGCGCGACCGATGGACAATCGGGCCTCTGCCCCACCCGTCCGGGTGGGGCGGATTTCATCCGCTCAGGCGATGCCGAGCCCGGACGGGCCTCGGTAACGTCCGCCCACGGAGCGACGCCGTCCGCGGCGCGCTTCGGGGGTGCGGCGGCGGGCGCGGGGGGCGCCCGACCGCCGACAGCTCCTCCCCACCGCGAGGGCGCCGATCAGCGCGGCGGTGGTGGCGGTGGTGGATATGCGGGCGGAGCAAATGGTGGCTCGGGCATCGTGATTATTCGGTATCCCACGATTCACGGCAATGGCACGGGTGGTGATAGCGTCTACATTGTGGGTAGTGATCGTGTTCACGAGTTCCACAACAATGGCACATTCACATTGACTCTGTTCTAGTCGCTAAATAGGTACGCATATGGCCAATAAGAGTTTGAACACCCGCAAGTATTCGACGTTCCTTGCGAAGCAGTTTGTCAACAGCGTCAAGAACAAGTTGTCCTATCTGTATCTGACGGTGGGTCGTCCGCAAGTATGGGAGAACGAGCCAAACGATCCTGACGCACCAACCGAAGATACACAGTCCGTGGACTTCGGGTATTGGCGCGATCTGCTTGGCGCAAAGCTTGTCGGTACGGGAGATGTCTCTCTCGTTATTCCACGCCGCGATTGGACACCCAATACGGTCTATGACCGGTATGATGATACGAACGAATCGTTGTTTGCGAGTGACTTCTACGTCGTCGATCAGCCTGTCGCTGGTAGTTACTACTACGTCTATAAGTGCTTGTGGAACAATAACGGCACACCAAGTACCGTTCCTCCGAGTTCCATCGCTGGCAACACGTCGCCCATCAAGCTCGAAGATAACTACGTCTGGCAGTATCTCTATCGTATTGAACCCGATAACGCAAAGTTTGTCACGTCCACGTGGATTCCCGTCTTTGCGAATGCGACCATCTCTAGTCTTGCGTCTGCTGCGTCGGGACGTTTGCCGATTGAAGTGCCCGTCATCATTAACTCTGGTGGTGCGGACTACGATCCATCGAAGCTCTCGACGATCAGTGTAGACATTGACGGTGACGGCAGCAATGCATCTATTGTGCTGACAACAGACAACTTCACCGATAATGCGGTGTCCAGTTTGAACTTCACGCAAGGCGGACTCGGGTATACGAAAATTGACGCCATCACCATCACACAGACGGGCGTCTCGAACACCGCATCTGTTCGTGCCATCATTCCTCCCTATCCGAATCACGGCTACGACCCCACGCAAGAACTTGGCGCTGCGGCATTGATGGTGTCTGTGAATCTGGAGTACGGCGAAAACGACCGACTGACGACTATCAATGACTATCGTCGGATTATGTTGGTTGCCGATCCGCTTTTGGCGAACGGAGCGCCAGCAAACGGCACATTCTATCAGCAGACATACAACTGTGTGCTAACGAGTAACAGTGCCACGTTTGCAACGGATGACCTAATTACTGTTAGTAACACCGCATATCAAGTTACCGCACGAGTCGTTGATGTCATCTCATCCAATGGACAAAACATCATTCGATTGACGGATGCGAGCGACAAAGGACGAGCATCTGCGTTTGTTGCGGGGGACTTGATTCTTTCCACCACGAGCGGTGTGAAAAGCGGCGTACTTGGCACAATCACTGAACCTGAATTGACGCCCTACTCAGGCGACGTGCTATATGTGAATCATCACTCGACTGTGACACGAGGACTGAAGCAAATTGAAAACTTCAGACTCGTGTTTCAACTTAGTTCGTAACCCTCTCTCACTGAGCGTATAACCTATGCCTGTTAGTAACACGACGCAACAGCTTCTTCGTCAAGACCCCTACTACGACGATTACTACGCCTACGCGAATTCGACAACGACGATCACACAGGGTGTGGATTACGACTTCCATCGCATTCTGTTTCGTCCGCGTAAGGGCGTGCAGTCGCGTGAGCTGACACAGGCGCAAACGCTGCTCCAGACGCAGTTGGAGCGTCTCGGAAGTGCCCAGTTCCGCAACGGTGATCGCGTCTATGGCGGACAGTTGACGATTGACGTGGGAGCGACATCTGGACAAGTCCTGCCCAGTACGACACTCACGGGATTGTTTGACCGTGAAACCAATCAAGGCAAGTATGTGTACGCGACAGCCGCAAAGTCCACGAAGGCGCACATCACACAGTATCTGGGCATCGACGACGGTGAGACGAGTAACAACTATCTGATCTTCAAGTATCAGTCGAACGACACATTCACGGCTGGTGCAGTCATTCAGGATCGTGACGGCATAGCGACCGCGACGTTCGCGTCATCAGGTAGCGTCTTCAATCCCGCGTCTACGATCAGCATCGACGAAGGTGTCTGCTTCGTCTCTGGGTTCTTCGTGCGTGTGCGCCCGCAAACGATTGTGCTGGATGCGCTGTCGAACACACCGTCCTATCGCGTCGGTCTGGCAATCTCTGAAGAGATTCTTGACGAACTTGATGATGTCGTGGGCGAATCGCTGGGCGATCCTGCAAATCAAGGTGCGCCAGGCGCGCATCGTTTCCGTGTGCGACTGTCTCTTGCCAAGCGGACACTTTCCACTGACGCTGACGCCAATTTCATTGAACTGGCGCGGGTGATCGACGGTGTGATTCAGGCTCCGAAGTCAAACGAAAAGTATGTTACGGTGCGCGAACTGGAACAGACGCTGGCCCGTCGTACGTTTGACGAATCGGGCGACTATATGATTCGTCAGTTTGCACCTGTGATTGAAGGACTGACGAGCGCAAACGGTACCAATTCTGGTGAGTTGACGCAGTTCACACTTGCTGTCGCGCCTGGTAAAGCGTATGTGCGCGGATATGAAATTGAAACCACTGATGTGACACGACTGCCGATCAACAAGTCGCGGACGACCGCGAATGTCGTCAATGGCACTCTCGCCGCCACGGTCGGAAACTACACGCTCGTGACGCGGTACAATGCGTCCTCGCCCACCAGCTATATCGGTAATGTTGCGACTGTCGATATCCACACCGTACCGGTGGGAAGCATCGACATCACGTCAAACACGACATATGCATACTCACGTATCGGCACTGCAAAGGTGCGTATGCTCGAACCGCATACGGTGGGTGCGAATGTGCAGTCCTACAGCAGCGCCAGCGCATTTATTAGTGCGTCTGACTACAAACTGTTCTTCTTCGACGCGCAGTTTGATACCTTCACCGGTACGATTAACACCGCAACTTTCAACGGCGCTTCAAATGAAACGACGCTGGAAATCAACTACGGAGTGAATGGCATTCCGAATGTTGCGGATGCTCTTGTGGGCGTCAAGATCGCAATTGATGGATCGAGTTCTGGTATCTATACGATTCAATCGTATACTCCAAACGTTGGCACAGGACGTGCTGAGATTGTGCTAAAGGAATACTTGGCGACAGTTCCTGCCGCGGGTACGAACTATCGTCTACTCTTCCAGATGCGGGATGCGGATGCGTTCGCATCCTTTGACGCATCGGTCAACGTGGACGCACCGTACATTGATAAGCTCAGTTTCCAAGCAGACATCGCTCCGGCAGCAAAGGATGACGGCAGCCCGGCCGGATATACACAGATCTACAATCCGAATGACAATTCGCTGATTTATCAGATACCGGAATCCTTCATGGTGCCGAACTCGTTGATTCCTGACGGCGCGGAGTTCTTCGCGTGGATGCCCTCAGACACGGGTACGACGACAGGCACGGCGACAAATTCGGCTGTCACGATCAACTTTACCGCACTCTCCACATATCTGAGTCTGCCAACGGGCGCGAACATCAGCGCAGAAATCGCGACTGAGAACTTCATTGTGTTCGACATTACGGCAGATACGCTGGGCAGCGGCTATCTTGTACCGTTCTCTGATTCTGCGAATAGTGCGTCGCGCTGCATTACAGACATCACTGTCACTGATACACAGATTACCTTCACGTATCATCACGGTACGTCAATGGGTAGTACGCGTACGCTTGTCGTAGTTGGACGTGCGTCCATGACCGGTGTGCCGCCGCGTTCGAAGACTTATTATGAAGGCAATACCACTGCGGCACTGGCCGCGACCACAAACGCGCTGTATAGCGGACAAACCGAGTTCTATGCGCCGAATACGACGGTCGGATTCGCATACACATTGAAGACTGCTGATGTACTGCGACTGCGAAAGGTGCTGTATAAGAGCAGCAACACCGCGTTTGACAACAGCGATATGACGACCGCAACAGACGTAACGTCATACTTCGTATTGGACAACGGACAGCGCGACAACACGTATGAGTATGCGCGAGCCATTGTGCAGCGCGGTGCTAGTAGTGTTATTAGCTCAACAGGACGACTGCTCTTTATCTTCGACTGGTTCGATAACTCGGGTATTGGTTACTCGTATATCGATAGCTACCTCACGACACCTAACGTGAACAAGGGCATTACGTACGAAGATATCCCCGAGTATACGTCACCAAAGTTCAATCGCACAATTAGTCTGCGCAACGTGATTGACTTCCGTCCTGTGCGGTCGAATCAAGACTATCGCAGCACCGCACTTGTGCTGGCGTCAAGTAATACAACATCAAACACGACATATCGCACGAACGATGTCTCCGCAAACGCGAATAGTAACTATCTCATTCCCGTGTCGAATCGCACATGGCAGGGTTCGTATCAGTACTATCTCTCGCGAGTAGACCGCATCCTACTGCATCCCTCGGGCACATTCGAAGTCAAGCAAGGTGAGCCGGCTGTCATTCCGCAGCCGCCGACTGTTGACCCGTCAGCGATGTTGCTCTACGAACTGACGATTCCTGCATATACCCTTGTGGATGAAGCAGGCAAGCCGACGACCACAAAGCTGCGCACCTACGACTACAAGCGTTACACGATGCAAGACCTCGTGAAGGTGGAGGATCGTGTCGCGCATCTGGAGTACTACACCGCGATGTCGCAGCTTGAACGAGCAGCACGGGATCAATCGATTCTGAACATCGATAACCAAGAACGGTTCAAGAACGGCATTATCGTTGATAGTTTTGCCAGTACGGGTGTCGCAGATGTGGCACGAAATGATTGGGCGGCTGCGATTGATGTCACCTATCAAGAACTTCATCCGACGTATCGCTATGCGGGTGAGAGCGCGACAGGACGCTACACGATTGAATTCTCGAAGGATGTACTGAACGGCACGACCAGTGGCATTGCGTACGCCGGCGACATGGCGATTCCCGCATATGACACGCAAGCGTTCATCACACAGCCGCTCGCGACACATTCTGTCTCAGTAAATCCGTTCAACATCGCGAGTTACTACGGCAAGATGAACCTGCTACCGACTGTCGATACGGGTCGCACGATTCGTCCCGCCCAAGTTATCGATATGGGAGGAACAACGCAAGCGTGGATTGATGCAAATCTCCCGTCATATACAAATTGGGGGGAATGGCAGACGACGTGGACTGGGATCACCAGTACAGCGACGCGACATGGTTGGTGGGTGCCGGAGGGATGGACAGAAGACGTGCATCCGTGGCGTTCAGAGGCGATCATCACGTATGAAGATGTCCAGACGACGGCAAATCAGACGCGCACAGGTACACAGTTCTCGTATCAGTCGCAGCAATCTACACAGTCACTTGGCAATCTGATCGTCGATACGTCGGTCATTCACAGTATCCGTAAACGCGACCTGATCTTCTCCGGTACGAGTCTGAAGCCGAACACGGTCATCTATCCGTTCTTTGACGGTACAGACGTTCGGAAGTATACGCAGAAGGCAAATATCATCCGTATGGGGGCGTTGCCGAAGGGCTCGGGCGTCTTCAACTACACGACGCCGTCGGATGTCATTGGACAGACGGTCTATGTGAAGAAGCCGCTGACGGGTACGGTCGGCGTCGCACAGAGTACCAACAATATCTCATTGACTGGCACAAGTACATTCTTCACGTTTGAATTGACCGTGGGGCAACTTGTGCAGGTTGTCAAGGGTTCCGACGCTTATCTCTATCGTGTGCAGAGTATCACATCAGATACGGTAGCTGCGTTGGATAACGTTACGAGTGCAGCACCGGCCGTCACGGGCGGTACATTGTACGGCATCACACCCGTTTCGATTGCAAACATCACAAAGCGCGGCTATACGGAGAGCGGCGTGGAGTATGAACAGTTCACGCTCAGTGTCGTGCGTGTTCAGCGTGATGCGGCGGTCGATGAGATCGTTCCCTACACGATTCAAGCGGGCAGTTTGAGCCCGAAGAAGCTCGTGAAGGACAGCGGCACATCGACAAATACGGCGACACTGATCGTCGATTCGTTGCTGCAAATCAAGACAGGCACGGGCTATGACGAGTTCAGTATCGATGCGGCGACGATTCAGTCGGGTGTTGTTCGTGCATACGATGGCGCCGCACATACACTGAGACTTGATATCGACGCGCCGACAGCCGCAGACACCGACATTCCAGTGGGTACGATTGTCTACTTCGTCGCCGGCACTGGTGCGGGTCAGTCATCAACAGTCACGGCGTACAGTGCGGCAACGCAAACACTTACACTCAGTGCGACGCAAGCACTCACGAATATTACCGCTGGAAAGACGGTCTACAGTCTTGGTGCAATGCGGACCGACGGCTTCTTGCCGGCAGGCCTCGCGACCAGCGGTGGATACAATGTTTCGACGCTGACTGCGGCCACCCCCACGGGTCAAGCAGGCAGTGTGTCAGGTGCACTCCATCTTCCCGATGAAGTGTTCCCTGTTGGCAGTCGCGTGTTCCGTCTGACGGATGACCCGAATAACAACGCCGCAGACGCGACCACGAAGGCGGAATCCAACTATGTCGCGTCAGGCTTGCTCACCGTGGAGCAGCCCACCAGTATCACGACACGTAATGTCGTCAAGGTGGGGACGAGCGTCAGTGCAAATCAGACAATCACTAGCACAACATCCACCGTCAAAGATGTGGAATGGGTCGACCCACTGGCGCAATCGTTCCTCGTCGATGCGAAGCAGTATCCGCAAGGCATCTTCCTGAGTTCTGTGGATCTTGCATTCAATTCTAAGCCGCCGGCAGAGACAGAAGAGCCAGTCATCGTTGAAATTCGTCCGATGGTTAATGGCTATCCGTCATCGACCGATATCGTGCCGTGTGTCTCCGCATTGGGAGAAGCAGTCGCGACACTGCTTCCGGCTGACGTGAACACTGCGTCATTGCCGGACTTCACGCAATCTTCAACATATACACGATTCACGTTCCCATCGCTTGTGCATCTTCAGTCAGGGCAGGAATATGCGATTGTCGTGCGCTCGAACTCTGACGAATACCGCGTCTATACGGCGGTTGTGAGTCAGCCGGTGTTGGGTAGTACCGGTGCAATTGTCGGCGCGCAGCCGTACGCGGGAAGTTTCTTCAAGTCTCAGAATGCGTCCACGTGGACCGCCGAGCAGAGTGAAGACTTGATGTTCCGCATCAATCGTGCGACGTGGACCGCAGGACAGACGGGGACGCTGGTACTTCGTGCGACGCCGTTCTCCACGAACACCACATTCGATGCGGTCACGTTGTTCCCGTATGATGCGAACTTCGGGAACACGACATCGATCACGTATCAACTGCGGGTCATTCCGATGAATCCGACGACGGAAGACCAGACAGGACAAATTGCGACATCGTATAATGTGTTCCCGGCAACGAACTATCATCTCAATCAACGGTCGATGATGTTGGGACAGCAGGACTTCGCAAAACGAACTGCTGGTGCCAGCGCGAACACAATTGATCTCATCGCGACATTCACGACACATAGTACGGATGTGGCGCCGTTCCTCGACCTGCTCAAGCTGAACGCGATTGCGGTACGTCATCAGATCAACGATATGCCGCTTCTTGCGAGTCAGTTTGAGATCATCAATGCGGGTGCAGGATACGCGAATACCGCAGCGTTGACAGGTAGTGTTACGACCTCCGCAGCAAATGCGACGGTCACTGGTAGCGGGACATCATTCCAGAGTACCCTGACAGTGGGACGTGATGTGGTCATCGGAGGCAATCTCGTCGTCACGGTTGCGTCTATTCAGAGTGATACCACCTTCACCGCCACAACGACTGTCGCCGAGACGCGGAGCGCGAATGCGTATGCGACCTACAATACGGTTGCGCTGACGATTGGCGCAAGTGATATGGGAAGCGACGCCGCAGGATACGCAGTCGTGTCGGGCGCCAGTACGACAAACGCAAGTGGTATCATCACCAGCGTGGTGTTGACATCCAATGGCAGCGGCTATCTGACATCACCGACTGTGACGCCTGCCAGTGGTGCTGCCGTTATCAAGTATCACGCAGAGGATTGGACGAGCGGTGGCAATGCGCTGTCGCGCTACATCATCAAGCCCGTGACACTTGCGGATGGCTTTGAAGCACGTGACCTGAAGGTCTACTTTGATGGCTATCGTCCGTCCGGTACGAATTTCTACGTCTACTACAAGATTCTGCCGACAAATGCCGATACCGCACTGCTTGACGATCAGTACTGGAGACTGATGACACAGAACACCGATGATGCTATCATCTCTGTGAAGCCAAAGCAGTATCGTGAGTTTGAATTCAGTACGCCCAACTCATTGGCGGCAAATGCAACAACGGATACAACAGATCAGTTCAAAGTGTTTGCAATCAAGATCGTGCTGGCCTCAAACAACCCAACGGTGATTCCGTCTATCAAGAACTTCCGTGCGATTGCCCTTGACCAATAATGATTGTCAAAACTGACGACAAACGATTCGTTCGCGATACGCGGTCTAATGCACTCCTAAATATCGACAAACGTGCATTAGACCGCCATCGCGTTGAACGTGAAAAGACGCAACGCATGTCGCATATGCGCGAGGAGATGGACGCTCTACGAACACAAGTTGCAGAGCTAACAGAACTGGTGCAACGACTCTTGATGGAACGTCAAACTTAATGATTGGAGTATAGTATGGTCAAATCTCGTGTCTCGATTATCATCCCTTCCCGCAACGAACGCTTCCTGAATAAGACAGTCGAAGACATCCTCGCAAAAGCACAGGGCGATGTCGAGGTTATCGTCGTACTGGAAGGCTACTGGCCGAATCCCATGCCAAAGGACGACCCGCGGGTCGTCATCATTCATAACAGCCTGGCGACGGGAATGCGAAACGCGATCAATGCCGGCGCGGCGGTTGCGACAGGCGAATACATTATGAAGCTCGACGCGCATTGTATGCTCGGCGAAGGCTTCGATGTCATTCTGAAAGCAGACTGCGAGACGAATTGGCTGGTCGTGCCGCGTCGCTACAGTCTGGAACCTGAAGAGTGGAAGATTCAAGAGAACGGAAAGGCACCCGTCGATGCGCATTATCTGAGCTGGCCGTTTCAGCCCGATAAGCCTGGTCGCGGACTGCATGGCGCTGTCTGGAATGACCGTGCGCGGAAGCGAAAGGACATTCTCATCGACGAAGAGATGAGTTCGCAGGGGTCATCGTGGTTCACGCATCGCAATCATTGGGACACCTGCATTGGTCCGATGTCGTGCGAAGGCTATGGACGCTTCGTACAGGAAATGCAGGAACTGGGGCTGAAGACGTGGCTGAGCGGTGGACAGCTCATGGTCAACAAGAAGACGTGGTACGCGCATCTACATAAGGGCAGTAAGTACGGGCGCGGCTATGCGATGTCCTCCCGCGAAACGAACGCAGGCA